TTACGTGGAACCGGCCGCGCGCTTGAGGCGCCGTTCCAGCTTTTCCATATCCTTCTTGACGCCGCACGATTCCGACAGCGCGCGGGCGCGCTTCAACTGGCCCATGGCTGTTTCCGCCTGCGCCACCAGTTCCGGGGCGATGTCCGTCTCGTCGGCCTGATCGAGCACGGCGATCATGGCCAGGCCCATGGCCTTGTGCAGCTTGGCGCGCGCCTGGTCGGGCGCGTCGCTGGCGGCCGTCAACTGTTCCACCTGGCCCAGCACCTGGGCCGCGTGCTGTGGATCGGCGGCCAGCTTGCCGTGCAGGAAGCCCTCGGCAAACTCGTCCAGCATCAGGGTGGCGATGTCGCGGCTGTAGGTGTCGGGCAGAGTGAACTTGTGCTCCAGGGCGTAGGCGGCCATGACCAGGGCGCGCTCGTACTCGCCCGTGTCGATGTGCCACACCAGCAGGGTGGCAAACACATCATCCTGGGCACCCTTGCCGCCGGCCAGCACGCCGTCGATCCACTGCGCGTAATCCGGCAGCAAGGTGGTCTTGACCTCGATCTTGCGTTCGACCGACTGGATGGACTTCAGGCGCCGGCGGTCATCGGCCAGCTTGTAGAGCATCAGCTCGTAGGCCGTGCCGGTGGTGACGCCCTGCGGCGCGGCTGCGCCGGCCGTGCGCTCGGCCAGCATGCGCGCGCGGTGGCGCAGGGCGGGGGACTGGTTCGCCATTATTTGTCTTTCAGCTCGATGTTTTCCACCAGCGCGGCCAGGCCCAGGTCTTCGATTACGTAGGCGTCGTTGGACGACTCGTAGTTCTCGATGCGGTCGCGCTTGGGCTCGTCCACCACGCGGCGGCGGCGCGCGCCGTCCTGGAAGTAGATCGACAGATTGTCGAAGCGCGTGATGAGGATGGCGTTGTCCGGGAAGTAGGGCACGCGCGCCGCCGGCAAGCCGCCGATGCGTTTCTGGCTGATGATGATGTCGGCCGCCAGGGTTTCCGTGGGCGCCTGCTTGGTGTTGACCAGCGGGAAATACTTGTCGTTCAACAGCTTGCGCCCGACGATGGCCACCAGGTTGGTGTCTTCCTGATACCACGGGTCCAGAAGATTGACGGCATCCGTGACGGCCGCGTCCAGGTTGGCATAGTCGGCGCCGTCCACGTCGCCGATGATCACCTTGCCCGGCATGCCGGCTGCCACCAGGCCCAGCACGCGCTCGGGCGCCTGCTCGCGCAGGTGCTGCAGCCAGCCTTTGTTCACGTCCTGCAGCAGCGGATTGCTGGCCAGGTCGGTGGTGGCCATCACTTTCACGCCGTTGAAACCGATGACGATACGGTCCAGCGCCTGGCGCGTGAGGATGGCATTGGCCACGCGCGATTGAAAGTCCTGGAACTTGGCCCAGGCGTCCAGCTTGGCATAGCTCAAATGCGTGTCGAAGTTGGTCTGCTCGCAGCGGTACTTCGTGCTGTCCATGGTGGACAGGTCGCGCGTTTCGCGTTCCTTGTCCTTGGTGTTGGTGCGGCTGGCAATCGGGCCGGACACGCCCAGGCCCAGTTTTTCGCCTTCCTGCTCGCCCACGCCGATGATGTTCACTTTTGACAGGAACTCGCTCGATTCCTGCATCTTGTTTTCCAGCTTCTGCTGCACGCTGGGCGTGACGCTGAACGTCTTGGCCACGTTGTCCGTGTCGTTCAGTTGGCCCAGGCGGGTTTCATATTGGCTAAAGACCTGGCGCGTTTGCTTTTTCATGTATTGATGCTCCGTTGTTGAATGGGGGAAGAAAGGGCGAGGGCGCTTAAAACTCGGTCTGCACGGCGCCGTCGTTGCCGGTGGCGGCCGGACGGCGCGGGCCGTTGCCGGGCGCTTCGTCCATCTGCGCCTTGAAAGCGGCCAGCTCTTCCTGGGTCGCTTTCTGCGCCTTTTCCGCCGCATCGAGGCGCTTGAGGGTGCCGGCATAGTTGTCGTTGGCGGTGACGACGTGGCCGGCCAGCGCCTCGACGGCCTCGCTGATGTCGGCGAACTGCGCGGCGTCGCTGCCGGATTTATTCGAAAAGCGCGACAGCAGGTTTTTCACGGCGTCGGCCAGCCTGATGCCCTGCTCTTCGAATTCCAGCTCGACCTCGACGGCCGACGCGAACAGGTTGGTGCTTTGCTGCTTGCGGGCGGCGGAGAACTTCAGTGCATCGGTGCCCAGGCTGGCCGGGCTGTCGGTGACGCCCAGGCCGACCAGGTAGGGCTGCGACGAGTCGGCAAAGTCGGGGGCAATTTCCAGGCTGGTGTAGAGCTTTTGCTTTGCCTTGTTGATGGCGACCAGTTCCGGCGTGGGTTCGATCTGCGCGAACAGGGCCAGTTTTTTGCCGCTGTCCGTGTCCACTTCCTCGGCTTTCACGGCGATCACGTCGCCGTAGGCCTTGAACTGGCTGTCGGGCAGGATGCCCCGGATGTGCTCGAGCCAGATGCGCGCGCCGTAGGTTTTCGGGTTGTAGGTGGCGGCGATCTGCTCGATGGTGGCGCGGTCGATGTTGCGGCCGTCCGTGGTGGCGCCTTCGGTGGCGACGCGGAAGAATTGGGATTTAGGCATGGTGGCGTGTCTCGGTTGATCGGATAACGCCATGGTCAACGTCTTGGCGCCGCGATTCAATGCGGTGCGGGTTGCTATGGGCCATAGCGACTTTTGCCTTCCCCCGCTCCGCGCGCGCGCGGCCTACGCTGGCGGCATGCTAGTCATTGAACAAAAAACCGAAGAAATAATCGCCGAACTGGCCGTGCCCGAATCCGAGCCGCGCCGTGCTGCGCGCGCCCTGTACTGGAAGGGCTGGCGCATTTCGTCCATCGCCCGACACTTAGGGATCAAGCGCAGCACGATCAATAGCTGGAAGGCGCGCGACGAGTGGGACAAGGCGCAGGCCATCGAGCACGTCGAGGCAGCGGCCGAGCTGCGCCTGGTCAAACTGATCGAAAAAGAGGTCAAGAGCGGTAGCGACTACAAGGAAATCGATCTGCTGATGCGCGCCATCGTGCAGGCGGCGCGCGTGCGCCGCTACGAGCAGCCGGGCGGCAACGAGGTCGATCTCAACCCCAAGCTGGCGAACCGCAACGCCGGCCCGAAGAAGAAGCCGACGCGCAACGATTTCAGCGAAGAACAGAAAATCCAGCTGCTCGACGCCTTCCAGGATTCGCTCTTCGACTATCAAAAGGTCTGGTATCGCAACGGCGACCAGCGCACGCGCGCCATCCTCAAGTCGCGGCAGATCGGCGCCACGTGGTACTTCGCCCGCGAGGCGCTGGCCGACGCGATGGCGACGGGCCGCAACCAGATCTTCCTGTCCGCCTCGAAGTCGCAGGCGCACGTCTTCAAGCAATACATCGTGCAATTCGCGCGTGAAGCTGCCGGCATCGAGCTGACGGGCGACCCCATCGTGCTGCCGAACGGCGCGCACCTGTATTTCCTGGGCACCAATGCGCGCACGGCGCAGGGCTATCACGGCAATTTCTACTTCGATGAATTCTTCTGGACGCAGAATTTCCAGGAACTCAACAAGGTGGCCTCGGGCATGGCCATCCACAAGAAGTGGCGCAAGACGTATTTTTCGACGCCATCCTCGACCACGCACCAGGCTTACCCGTTCTGGACGGGCGAGCTGTTCAACAAGCGCCGCGCCAAGGCGGATCAAGTCAACATCGACGTGAGCCACGCCCGCCTGTCGTCGGGCTTTACGGGCGAGGACAAGATATGGCGCCAGATCGTCACCATCCTCGACGCCGAGCGCGGCGGCTGCAACCTGTTCGACATCGACGAGCTGCGCAACTTCGAATACAGCCCGGACCAGTTCGACAACCTGCTGATGTGCAACTTTATCGACGACTCGGCCTCGGTCTTCCCGCTGGCCGAGCTGCAGCGCTGCATGGTCGATTCCTGGGTCGAGTGGGACGACTACAAGCCCTTGCTGGGCCTGCGCCCGTTCGGCAACCGCCCCGTGTGGATCGGCTACGACCCGGCCTTGAACGGCGACAGCGCCGGTTGCGTCGTGCTGGCGCCGCCCATGACGGCCGGCGGCAAGTTCCGCATCCTGGAGCGCCACCAGTGGCGCGGGCAGAGCTTCGAGGATCACGCCGACGCCATCCGCCAGATGACCCAGCGTTACAACGTCGAATACATCGGCATCGATACCACGGGCATGGGTATCGGCGTGCTGCCGATCGTGCGCGGCTTCTTCCCGGCCGTCACGGCCCTGAACTACTCGCCCGAAGTCAAAACCCGCATGGTCTTGAAGGCGAAAAACATCATCAGCAAGGGCCGGCTGGAATTCGACGCCGGCTGGACCGACATTGCGCAGTCCTTCATGGCCATCCACAAGACCCTCACCCCCAGCGGGCGGCACGTGACGTATGTCGCCGGCCGCAGCGACGAAACCGGCCACGCCGATCTGGCGTGGGCCTGCATGCACGCCCTCGATCACGAGCCCTTCGAAGGCACCACCGACAACCACCACTCTTTCATGGAGATTTATTCTTGAGCAAAGCACGACACTTGCGCGGCCGGCAGGCCGAGAGCGCACCACCCACAGCGGCCACGGCGCCGGCCGCCGCCGGCATCGAGGCGTTTTCCTTCGGCGACCCCACGCCCGTGCTCGAGCACGCCGACATTCTCGACTGCTTCGAATGCTGGAAGAACGGGCACTGGTACGAGCCGCCCGTCAACCTGGCTGGCCTGGCCAAGTCGTTTAACGCGGGCGTGCACCACAGCAGCGCCATCCACTTCAAGGCCAACGTGCTGGCGTCCACGCTGATCCCCAGCAAGTACCTGTCGCGCGACGCCTTCAAGCGCATGGCCCTGGACTTCCTGACGTTCGGCAATGCCTACCTGGAAGACCGGCCCAGCCGCAGCGGCAAGGCGCTGATGTACCAGCATGCGCTGGCCAAGTACATGCGGCGCGGCGTCGATCTGGATACCTATTATTTCGTGAACGGCTACCAGGCCGTGCACCAGTTCGACAAGGGCCGCGTCTTCCACCTGATGGAACCGGACGTGAATCAGGAGCTGTACGGTGTGCCGCAGTACCTGAGCGCGCTGCAGTCGGCATGGCTCAACGAGGCGGCCACCTTGTTCCGCCGTAAGTATTACAAGAACGGCTCGCACGCCGGTTTCGTGTTTTACATGACCGATGCCGCGGCGAACACCCAGGACGTGGACAACCTGCGCCAGGCCATGCGCGACAGCAAGGGGCCGGGCAACTTCCGCAACCTGTTCATGTACGCGCCGAACGGCAAGAAGGACGGCATCCAGATTCTGCCCGTGTCGGACGTGGCCGCCAAGGACGAGTTTTTCAACATCAAGAGCGTCACGCGCGACGACCAACTGGCCGCGCACCGCGTGCCGCCCCAGCTCATGGGCATCCTGCCGAACAATGCCGGCGGCTTCGGCGCCGTGGAACCTGCCGCGCGCGTCTTCGCGCGCAACGAGCTGGTGCCGCTGCAGGCACAGTTCATGGCGATCAACGAGTGGGCCGGCGTGGAAGTGGTGAAGTTCGCCCCGTATGACCTGGCCACGGGCGGGGAGGGCGTGCAATGAGCGACCACGTCGACAACACGGACAAGATCATCTTTGCCGAGGTGGCGCGCGGCCTGGCCGCCGTGCGGCGCCGGCCAGGCCTGGAGGCGCACGGCTGCTGCCACTACTGCGACGAGCCGCTGGCGCCCGCACTGCTGTTCTGCGATGTGGATTGCCGCGACGACTACGACAAGGAGCAGGCGGCGAAGGCACGCGCCGGCCGCGCAGGATGACCGCTACGCCGCGATAGCCGGCAGGGCGGGGCTGAGATAGCCCAGCCGCGCCGGAGCGCCCCAGCCACCGCACAGGCCGCCCAAGAGGCGGCTTTTTCACGCCCTGACGAATGATGTTGCACCCGGGGCAAGAAAAAGGTCAGTTTCGGCCCGGCGCGCGCAGTTGTCCCCCCTCCACACCTGCCCGCTATATAGAGGTCTTTTGACTCAAATTTGCACTATGGCCGAAGGCGCATGAGGACTGGCACGGCGGGGCGAAGAGGGGGCATGCAATTTGACGCATTTTGACGCACTTTGAGCGGTTTTTCGTGCTGGTGGTGCGTGGCTGCGTGGGGAGTAGTAGGGAAGAGGCTCTGTACGTCGATGGGTTGCATTAAAACTTCACGGACCATTCCACTTTAAGAAAGTCAACCAGCCGATAGTAGAAACTATCGAAGTTGAGAACAAGACGTTTACTTGAAGCCGTTCGTGTACGACAGAGTATGTAAGTGAGTTGGTGACCGCTAGAGCATCGCGATGGACGGAATAGAAAAGGCCCGCATACGCGGGCCTCTTTTATTTTATTCGGGTAAGCGTAGGCCTACTAGGCGCCCCCACTCGATTTCCTGCCTTTACTGCCGGTTGTCCCGCTTGCGGCAAAGTCGGCGCAGGCGTGGCAACCACGGGATGTATAGCCGCCGTTCCACCGTAAATGGCGGTAAACACTGCGTTTGCCTCGGCAAGACTGTCATCTGCATCCTGGCGAGTGATAAGCATTGGCCGTTTATAGTCAGCTTTGATTCGTCTAAGGTGGAGACTTGTCATAAGTGCACCAATTTGCTTTGATAGCAAACATTTTCTATCTGCCTTAGGAATTCCCGGATTAGACAGGCGTTCAAGCAACTCCTGATGCATGCCAGAGGCACTCCCCGGACGTAGGTTTCCGGGTATCGGAAGCTGATTGTGAAACTCTTTCCCATCCTGGTATATCGTGTAATAGGATCTGGAGCAGATCCCCCGCCAATCGGCTTCGCAGGTTGAAAGGGTATGGTTTTTTGTAACAGAGTTAATGAGGTCTTGCGAGGTCGTTGTCATGCGTTTGACCCGCCAAAACTCACGTGGAACCCTATTGGCATATCTAAGTCTCGTTGGAATAGTCCATCGATGAAGTCCATGTACATGTTGATTGCATCAGAAGAGCTTGCCGCGACGCGATAGGTTAAGTTTATGGTGCGTTGCTCTCCGCGGTCGCCAAAAATCTCAATCTCTGGCCCGGCGCTTAGGAACATATATCCATGTTGTTCAAGGACGCGTCCTGCAACTTCCATGATCTTTCCAGCACTAGGGTCGGTGATTCCTAGTTCATCAAGAACTTCGTCAATCATGAAAATCTCCTCTAAGGAGTACACACTGGTGCAAGTACTCTTCGTACTTTGTAAGTGCATGCGCTCTGCTTCACGAGCGAAACTAGCCGCCATGTGGAATGCTCCAGCAGGTTTCGCATACATAACATTTGACCAAAACATGCCTGTAGTAGGACCGCACTTCGCAAAAAGTGCTTGCGCGGCTTCGCACCTACTGTAGTTTGCCAATATAGTTAAGTCTGAGCTTAAATCTTTGTTCGTTCGTTGATCTAATGCAGTAATTGCACCGTTTAAATCACCGCAAATATGTAACAAAGCAGCACGGAGTTCTAATCCTTCATCTGGATTGGAGTTATCCAGCTTGTCGATTTCTGCAAAAATTTCTAGGGCTACTTGTGAGTCACGGTCTAGAAATTTACCTTTATCCACAAACGTATGAATCAGTTCCCTTATTTCATTGCATGTGGTCTGGGGTTGAATTGTCATTTTTGTACTATTTTTTGCGTTATGTTCTTCACGTATTCTACGCGTATTTAAAGAAAATGCTTGCAAAGTTTAACATTTTTGAGGCGTGTGCCTAGTACCTGTGGTTTTGGGTAGTCCAAGTGATGTGCCAGGTGAGGAGCATGACACTGCCTCTGCCATGATGGCCAGCTTGGTTGGTCTTACGTTGGCCCGACGAATCTATAACGTCTGCACCGAGACGGGGGCCTGTAATCCGTCCTTCCGCAGTGTCTGAAATTACGACCAGTTCTGCATTTATTCGGTCGCCAACATCTCCGAACCCCGTATCGGGTAACCATGAACAGGGTACAGATCTCAGATCACCGTGTCAGGCGCGTACACGGAAAAAAGGCTGTCATTTTGTTGTCATTCCTAGGTTAAAACAACCCAAATAATGACACTCTTTTTCTTTCTAACTACTTGATTTTAAACAATTTAGTTGTGGGGGTGGGAATCGAATCCGCATCTATCATCGAGTGAATTCGTCTGCGCCAGCAAGTGTAGATTGCCAAAATTTTGTTGGCTCATCGGCATCAGGAACATCCGTCACTAAATGCCACAACGTTTTTATGGATGGGTTTAGCTGGTCATTGATAATTTGGCCTGCCCACGTGGTTATCGATCCGCCTGGCCACATCACGACGAACGCCGCTCTATCTCCCGCTGCATAGCCCTTTAAGGGACCTTTAATTGGGCCGCCGGCACTGCTGCTGCTTGACACGTAGGTGCCAGACAAGTCGGAACCGGTTAGCTGCAATTCCATCGTAGAGCCCATCTGATTTTTCCAATGCCCGATCCAGATGGAGTTGTTGACGTTATTATTTTCTGTACTCACCGCAGTTGTGAGCGCGAGTTCATGTGACATAGTGCCCTCGTGGAAAAGTTGGAGTTGTAACCAACACCATGGTACAACTTTACTAACCGTCGATTCTTGTCAAATGTCACGAGAGTGCTGATTTTAGGGCGGCTTTTCTGAGGAAGTCCGTTCTCCTAGTGTCGTCTATGCCGCCCACTTCGTTTGCATATAGCCGTGCCTACCCGAGCTTAGCCGCCATATCCTCGGCACTCTCGTTGTAATAGACCTGGAGCATACGCAAATCCCTGTGGCCGACCATGCGCGCCAGGTCCAGCACGTTTAGTTTTTTTGCCAGCCGCGTGATGGCCGCATGCCGGCTGTCGTGGAAAGTCAGTCCTTCGATGCAGGATCGTTCGCGCGCTTTGCGGAATAGGGCATCGAGCGAGGATGTGGAAATGCCGAACAACGGCGCCTCGCCGGAGTCCGGCAACAGCGCCAGGAGGTCCAGCGCGCGCGTCGATAGGGGCACGTCTCGCCGTACACCATTTTTATTGATCGAGGCGGGGAGGCGGGCGACAGTGCCATCTACCCAGGCAGGCATCAGGCCGCAGATTTCCCCGGCCCGCATCGCCGTCTCGATGGCGAAGAGGTAGGCGACCGCCACGGCCTGGCTCTTCGTTGTCACAGGCTCGTTGGCGAAGCCAAGTGCATTGCACAGGCGTTCGATTTCATCCTCGGTAGGAATGCGTTCGCGGGACGCGGCAGGCTTGGGGCGGCGCACGTCGCTCGTCGGACTGTCCGCAAGCCATTTCCATTCCTTGCGCGCAGTCGTAAAAACGTGGGAAAGCAAGTTCAGCTCACGATTCACGGTGGCGCCACTGACCTTGCCTTCCCCGGTCATGCGCTGATCGCGCCAGGCGCCAAGCAGTTCAGGCGTCACGTTGGCCAGCTTGATGTCTTTGATTTTTTCACCGCCAATGATCACTTCGCCGATGGCGTTGAGGCGCAGCCTTTCCCAGCGCTCGCCGCGCTTGTGGATCGAGACTTCTTCCAGATACCTGTCGAACGCGTCGCCGCAGCTTTTGCCGATGACGATGCCGCTGTCGGCGCCGCGCCGGATTTCGGTTTCGCGTTCCGACGCCCAGGCCGCAGCCTCGGCCTTGGTACTGAATGTTTTAGATTCCCGTGTGCCGAGGATGGCGATTTCTGCCCGCCAACCGCCAACCCGTTTCCTGAATGAAGCCAT